CGTCAGCGGGGATGACAACGTTGAAATTGTCAACGTAGAAGACGGTATCCACCGCTTCAACGGCGTAGTGCCCTGCCGCAATGTTGATAATGCAGTCACCGAGCCATGGCGGCGAAGCAGCGCTCTTACGATTGGTCCACGTAATGCCATCAGGACTGGTGTCGAAGTAGACGTTGCCCGCAATGCCGCCCGCGCCCCCTCCTGTACCCTCGCGGATACGCCACCACTGATGCGCGACGGCATCATAGGTGACAAGCGTGGGGTCTTGCGTGCTATTTGTCGTCATGCGCGCTACAAAGTCTGTACCCGAGGAGAACCACGACAGCTTGTTCGCAGTGATGTCACCGAACTTGAGGACTTCAAGGAAGTACTCATTCGCACCCGAGCGCACACCCGGCGTGAACTTGCCGTAGACGTAGGAGTTCGTCAGGTTGTAGCGATTCCTGGACTCAACACCGTTGTAAGCCGTTCCTGCCGCCAGCGAGGAGATCTTCAGTCGCCCAGTGTCGATGACCGGCAGAGTCGCGGCATAAGGATTCCACTTGGCAGTATCAAGAGTGGTGGCAAAGTCATCTGTCAGCGTCTCGACCAGGGATCGTGGCGGCGCGGCCTTGAGCGCGATCATGACGCCCGAGGAGGCGAACGAGGTGGCTCCGGTCAGGCCGAAGTTGGGCGCGGTCACAGCACCGGCAGTAGCCTTGACTTGATACGCCCAGCCCATGGCGAAGTCAATGCCGGAAGTTGTGCCCATCGCTGTCGTCACGCTCGTGAAGCCTGCGGGCGCGGTGAACGTCGTGAAGGCATCATCCAAGCGTGTTGTCAATGACAGCACGAGATCGTCGTTGGTCAGCGTCGTGATGCCTGTGCCACCGGCACTGGTGGCCGTGCTGGCACCACCATTGGCAATCGTGCCGGTGACATCTGCGATCCCCGCCAGCGCAGCGAGATCTCGGAAGGCAGCGACAACGGCCTGAGCCGGTGTACCGCTGGCACCCGTGGTCATGCCCGACCAGACGACTGACGGCGCAGCCTCAGACGTGGATGCCGCCAGCTTGGCGAACAGCGCCAGCCGCCCGTTCGTCCCGGTGATGTTGAGGATGCTGGTCCAGCCTGCTGGTGTCGCCACTGTTGGCGTGGCGCTACGGCAGGCGGTGAAGCACAGCAGCGTGTCACCAATGGCGTAGCCCGAACCGGTACCCGGAGTCAGCGTCGTCGGGTTGAGGACGCTGGCGGCTGACGCGACAACCGCGCCAGGGGTACCGATTGGGGCTGGTGTCATGATCTACCTAGTCAACACTCACGTCAGGGTGTAAGTCCAGGTGATTTGCAGCGTGTCGTTGGTGCCCTTGGCAATGGCCGTGTAGGTGGCACGGGAGTACATCGTGCCGGTGGTCAGGGCGTTGAAGATCCCGGCTTCTGACCACGTTCCGACGCCTTCTCCGGCGCTCCAGATGGCGACCATCGTGAGCACGTTGGCGGCAGACGTGTTGCCCGTCATCGCCTCGCGCGTTGGCTCACCGGTCAGCGTCGTATTGCCCGCTGCGGGCGCGGTGCCCGAGGTACCGATGCCGATGTGACTCGGCTGAGCAGTGGTAGGAGTGCTGTCAAGGCGCTCGATGATCGCCGCCAGACCGGTGGTGACAACGAGGTTGTCAACGTCTCTGGTTTCCTTGATCTCGCCATCAGGACCGCGCAGTTCGATCTGGCAGCGACCGACGATTGTCGGAGAATCAGCGAGCATGTGAGGACACCTTCAGTTCGTCGTTGATCTCCTTGATGATCGTCGCCGGGTCATAGCTGGTCTTGCCCTCCAGGGCATCCTTCAGACCATTGAGCCAGGCATCACGCTCTTCGGGGCGATCATCGCCGAACGGATTGAGGTGGACGCCGGGAGACGCCTTCTCAGGGTCTTCAATACTGCTGAAGTCAGCAGCCAGTACCTTGCTTCCCGCCCGATAGGCGGCTTCTGTCTCGTCGCTCACGACCGTTGCCTCTTTCTGGTTAGGCTCGGGGAAAGAACGTGGGGACGCCAGTATTGACGCCCCCATTAGCTCTTCTAAGACCGGGAACGCCTCGTTCTCACACGCGGTGAGGGTGACGATTCCTCGGACTGCTGCTCGGACGCCGAGAACTGACTGGCCTCCGGCTCTTCGTCCTGCTCCGGCTCTGGTTCGTTGTCACGAGTGCTTCCGCCCTCGCCTTCCTCTGCCGGACCTGATCCGTCCGGGCGCACAACCTGCTGATTCGGTGCGTCGTACTGTTGTCCGTCATCACCCATGTCAGATCACTTCACGATCTTGACAATGCCGCCGCTCTCGATCACCAGCGGCGCGAAGTAGCCCGCGTAGGCAACCTGGACGCCGAGCACGGACGGCTCAACGACCTGGAGCGACCCGATCCGGTCTTCGTAGACCTCGACCGCTGCTGACGACAGCACGCACATCTCGTCGGCGGCGAGCCCGTTGGTCACGATCACCTGAATCGCGGAGATGGCACCCATCACTCCGCTACCGAACTCTCCGGCACTGAAGCCCGACGACTGGGCGTTCTGCGGGTTGACGGGAGCGAACAGCGGCCCGACCAGTGCCAGCATTGATGGCGGCGCGGCAACGATCAGCTTTCCCTGACCCTTGGTGGCGGTGAACACGGCGGCGGCAGCGGCCCACAGCGCACCCGCAACGTCCCCACCCGAGGGCGTGGCAGGCAGATCGGTCCCGGCAGTGGCGGCAGCGACTACCGCAGTGCCGAGCGCGGCCTCCGTGACCTGGGCGTAGTAGCCCGCCAGATCGTTGATGATGATGTCGAGCGCCGAGGGCTGCGTCCAGTCGATGTCCTGACGGCTGACGTTCACGTAGCCGCCGTAGGTCGTGGCGGTCACCGGCAGCTTGGCAATCGTCATCTTCCTTGACACAAGCTCGGTCTTCTCACCGGCCTGGGCAGCGACGTTGGTGTGCTGGGTGACACGCGGACGCGACCACGAGCCAGAGGGAAGCTGGCGCGGGCCGAGGGTGTTCGTCAACGGCCTTGACTCGTCAACGAAGTTGATGACAGGGCCGATGATCTGCTCCGGCAGCAGGCCGGGGTTGTCACCGGTCGTCTGGTGGGCGGCGGCGCGGTTGAACATCTCCAGCCGCTCACGTGCATCACTGTTGCCGAGTCCTGCGCGCCACATGTCCATGGCGTAGTGACCGGCCGAGCGGTACTCGATGTTCTCCGGGCGGTGGCGCTCGCGTCCGTCCATGAACGTCGCCAGTGCTTCGATGCGGTGCTTGGAATCGCTGGCGATGCGGCGCGACTCTTCCAGCGGTTGCATCTGCTCGTTGAGATGGGAGATCCGATCGCGGGCGCGAGTGATCATTTCCATCTTGTCGGAGTCGAGATCGCCGCCATTCTCCTGCGCGGATCTCACCACCCCGTCGATGAACGCCTGGCGCTCCTCGATCTCGGTGACGTAACCCGAGAGGAGTTCGTCTGTTGCAGTGGGCACTGTGGAAAAACCTTTCCTGTTGCGGAGGAGTAAGTACTGCTGTTGTCGCACGTCCCCCGCTACTGACGGCCCACCCAGTGGTCTACAACGTCAGGTAGTTCAGTGCTCTGTGGTGAAGATCTTAGCTGGCGCGAATCCCGTACTTCGCGTTGATCGCGGCCTCACGCTCACGCCAGCCCTGCACGTCAAGCGTGTTCAAGTGTGACGACACCTGCTCTGATACAGCGTTTTCAACCGGCCCAGCAGCAGCACGGACTGCCAGCACACCTGCTTTTTCACCATATGCGCCATCTGAGACGAGCGCAACATGGTTGAGAAACGCCTTGGTGATCTTGTAGCGGCTCGGGCTGTCCCATTCGATGCCAACGAACTTGCCACGTTCATCCATCTTCGGCCAGAATCCGGCCGATGCGTCAAGACAGCCGTCCTCGGCCAGCGCGAGCGTTTCGTCACCGAGCGGCGTGTTCGCAACACGAATCTTGCCATGTAGCCCCTGTTGATGGCCCGTATGGAATGTTGACACCCGACCGAAGGTGAGCAGTGTGTCGTGCTCACGGTTGGCGCGGACGCGGTTGGCACGGCGCTCGATCCCGTCAAACGCACCGCGCATGATCATCTCCCTGACGCGGCCACCGTTGCGCTTGGTGGGATGCTCCACCTCGATTTCATGCTCGTAGGGGATCACGATCAGTTCGATCGTGCGCTCGGGGTAGCTGACATCCACCAGTTCCCCGGCCTTCCGCAGCCATGGAGCGCCACGTGCAGATTCGACAAGTGTGTTCATCCTCTCAAGACCCCCTGGGCAACGCTCGGGTTGCTGTCATCCAACCGTTCAGTAGCACGGATCTCGTCAACGCTGAGCGCCGGACGCCCTTCTCCATCAACGATGCTGTTGAGAATCTTCGCCGTCTCGGCCCTTGTCTTCGGCTCAGGCTGCACGTAGGCATCGCGGTTGACCTCGACCCTGGTGGCACGTGGTACCAGCCAGCCCGACAGCGCTGACAGCACTGATTGCGCCATCGGCCGTAGTCCTGCACGCCAGTGGTAGTCAAACAGACTTGTCACATTCGAGTAGGTGAGCGAGTCGCCCCCGGACGGCAGCCCGACGAGGAACGGCGGAACACCGAGCATGACTGCAATCCGGGCATCCGTCAGGGCCGAGAGTTCGGCCAGCGCCATGTCCTTCGGGTTGATCTGGGTCGTGCGCCAGGTCACACCGCCTGACAACACTGCTGGTTCACCGATCGAGGAGACGCGCGCCCGCACCCATTCTGACTTGAGATCGAGGATCTGCGTGCGATCAAGCCGGTCAGGATGTTCCAGAATCGACGCCGGGATGCCACCGTTGGCGACAATGCTAGTGGCATAGCGGTTGTAGATCTCGGCAGCGACAAGACTGGCGCGGCCAGCCTCCAGTGGGCCATGTCCGTGGGCATCGGCAATCGTCGAGCCATACCTGATGTGAAGGATGTTGTCAGTCTCGTCCACACCGCCGATCGTGTAGCGCCGGTAGCCTTTTGACATCTCGACATTGACCATCCACGGCGGCAGGATGCGGAAACGCGCGGGCCAGCCGGTCGAGTAGTAGGTCAACGCCCAGACGAACGCCTCACCGAGCCCCTGATAGTCCCAGAACAGTTGGCGAGCGAACTCTTCCCAGCTTGTGTAGATGCTGGGATCGGGATTCGTGAGCCAGTCATTGTCAAGAGTCTGTGCAGCATTGACGAGATACGGGGGCATCGTCGCCAGCACATTTGCGTTCAAGTCAAGACACTTCCAGGCAATATCGGTCAGCCCAGCAGCGTGGCCGTGACGAGGGGACGATCGTCGGCGGCGGCATGCTCGGTGCTGACGGACCCTCGACCGTGACTCCTGGTCCTGCTTCACCAGCGTTCGCATCCGGTGGCCCGACCGTACCCGGCGCACCCTCGGTGGCAGGATCGTTGTCATTAGGAGTCTCAGGTGGACGGATAGCGCGGCTGAACAGTTTCATTATGGTTGTCTCGTTTCCCTATGAGATCGCAGGGACTCGGGCCGGACGATGGGCTGCCAGCAGTGCCCACGCAACCGCTTTGATCAGATGCGTAGGACCACTCGGAAGCAGATTGAGGCCGGTAGCAGGCGATTCACGCACCTGAGCGAGCCGCAGGGCATTGTCAAGCTCGCCAGTAGTGGTGTCATGGACAAGCTGCCCACCAGCAGCGAGATCACGCAGCAGGGCCAGCCCAGAACGCGCCTGAGCGGCGACTGCGGGCCGTGCGATCGGCAGCATGCCATCGGTTGGAACGCGATCCAGAATGCTGGCACCGACGTGTAGCTCACGAATCGTGCGTGTCTCAGTCAGGCGCTCCAGATCGGCCATCGCTGAGTCCCAGTCATCGCGCAGCCAGGCATCGATCTCAAACCGGTCATCATCAGTCTCGACAACACACGCGACGGCCGCACCGAAGCCGTAATCGTCTTCCACCCCGACGAACACGTCACCACCAGTGTCGATTCCGGGCTGGGTGAGAGACATCCAGACACCCTGTTTGAGAAGATCCTGCACGGCACCCGGCTGCTCGATCTTGCGGCTCGGCCACTGATTCAGCCACTGCGCCCGGAACGATTGCTCGGGATCGGGCTCGTCAGGATCGGCACTCTCACCGTCCATCATCGCCTGATAGCGCTTGGAGATCAGTCGTTCGCGTTGAGGTGTCCAGTGTGGTGACGCCAGCCGCCAGCCTGCCACGTTATCGAGCGCGTGATCGGGCGGCGTGGACCATTCGATCAGCAGATCACCGTCACCACCGTCGAGATCTGACAATGCCGTCTGCCTACGGCCAATCATCAAGCCTGTTGCCAGCCGATGCGCAGTGCTGACAAGTAGAAGCTGGGACTGCTCACGCTCTGTCATCGTCGGCGTCAGACCCTCATCAACACTGCTGGCAGGGACTTTCCATGCCTCATCGGCAGCGCCGCAGGAGACGGCGTAGCCATACACGGCCTCTTTCGCCCGCAGCATCCAGCGCGAACCATCCTGGAGGAACTCAATCTCCTCCTGCCCGTTGACCTCACGAACGCGGTAGATGTCCTTGTGGATCTTGGCCCAGATCCGAGCAGGACGTTGAACTTCCTTGCAGACCGCCAGATCCTTGCCAGTATGCATGACATCTTGGACTTCCCCGAAGCGTTCGGCCTGGTGAATCCGCCACAACAGCAGTTCACGCAACAGCCAGGACTTGCCAAGCTGCCGCGCCATGCTGAGCACCATCGTCTCCCAGACAAGCTGCTCGTTCTCGTCGTGCTCCAACAGTCTTGTCGCCACCAGACGCTGCCACCAGCGTAGGTGTGAATCAGTGCGACTCTCAGCCCAGTCGATGAATTCCTTGCCAAGCGAGCCAGTTGCCCGCGCATGGGGCACCGTCATCAATCTTGGCCATACCGCATTCGGCGGAACGAAGCGAATCAGACGCCTTAGCCACGGCACATCCCAGCAGGGATCGGTGGCTGCAAAGCCTGTCGGCTCCATCCGCTCAACCGTGATCGGCGGCATCCACGGTCGCCTGCCCGACGTAGCGCGATTGCAGCCACGATGCTCAGGACCGGCGTAACGAGTCTTGTCACCATCAACATGGCCGAGATCCCACGCCTCGCCAGAAGCAATCACTTCGCCGCAGCGCACACAGCGAATCTGGCCCGTCGCCACATCTGCGGCGATTGCGGCTCTGATCGACTGGTGTCTTCCACCATAGCCCCGCTCCGCTGTTTTACCCCTATATGCAGGGGTTGCAGGGGGATATGCGCTGCTGACTGCGGGGCCTTCTCTC